GGCCAGCCAACGCCAGCAAAGCCAGGCTCGCTACGGTGGGCTTGTCGTCAGATGATAGAACGAGCTGCGACCGACACTGCGACGTTCAAGGAAATGGCCGATCGGATGGACGGCAAGCCCGCTCAATCTGTCGAGATGAGCGGCGGCTTGGCTATTTCGCATGAGGAAGCCCTTGACGACCTTGAGTGACCGCGAGCGAGCAATTCGCCAGCGCCTCAAGACTGATTTCGAACACTACGCGGCCAAGTGCCTCAAGATACGCACCAAGAGTGGCGATATTTTACCGTTGGTGCTGAACAAGGCGCAGCGGTTCATCCACGAAAAGCTAGAGGAACAGAAGGCCAGAACGGGCAAGGTTCGGGCACTGATCCTGAAAGGAAGGCAACAGGGCTGTTCTACATATGTTGGTGGTCGGTTCTATCACCAGGCATCGCACAATCGAGGGCTGCGGGTTTTCATCCTAACGCATGAGGACGCTGCGACTCAAAATCTGTTCGAGATGGTCAACCGCTATCACGAGCATGTCCCGGCGCTTGTAAAGCCTGAGACGGGCGCGGCGAACGCCAAGGAACTGAACTTTGCTGCATTGGATAGCGGCTACAAGGTTGGTACGGCTGGCACAAAGGGAGCTGGCCGATCGTCAACGTTGCAACGGTTTCATGGCTCCGAGGTCGGGTTCTGGCCTCACGCTGATACGCACGCTGCGGGTGTTCTGCAAGCGGTCGCTGACGAGCCGGGCACGGAAGTCATTCTTGAATCGACCGCGAACGGGTTAGGGAATTTCTTTCACCAGAAGTGGCGCGACGCTGAAAAAGGGCTCAGCGATTACATTCCGATATTTGTTCCTTGGTATTGGGACGAAGGCTATAGGCGCCAGCCGCCTCCTGGGTTCGAAATGGACGAGGAGGAACAGACTTACGCTGAGCTTTACGATCTGTCGGTTGATCAGATCGCATGGCGTCGGAACAAGATCGCGTCTGACCTGAAAGACCCAAGCCTGTTCAAACAGGAATACCCGGCCACTGCGGCTGAGGCGTTCCAGATGAGCGGTCACGATAGTTTCATCCCGCCGGCCTTGGTTGCCAAAGCACGCAAGGCGAGCTGCGAAGCTTCCGGCCCGCTGGTCATTGGTTACGATCCGGCATGGATGGGCGGCGATCGTCACTCGATGGCGTTTCGTGAGGGGCGACGGGTTACGAAGGTCGAGAGCAAGACCAAGCTCGATACGGTTCAATCTGCTGGCTGGTGCAAGCAGGTCATAGACAAGGAAAAGCCTGCTCGGGTGTTTGTCGATGTCGGCGGCGTCGGTGCCGGTGTTTACGACCAGTTGATGCACATGGGCGAGCCGTATTCCAACATCGTCAAGGCTGTGAACTTCGGTTCCGCTCCATTCGAGCCGCAGCCGCTTGACGATCATGGCAGGCCAAGTGGCGGCCCTCTCAATCGCCGCGCTGAAATGTGGATGAAGTCCAAGGAATGGCTGGAAGACCCGGCCGGCGCGCAGATACCAGACAGCGATAGTTTGCAGGCCGATGCGTGCGGGCCTTCGTACAAATACGACAGCCACACGCGGTTAGCTCTTGAGAAAAAAGAAGACATGCGCCGCCGTGACGTTCCGAGCCCCGACGAATGGGATGCGGTGGCCTTGACGTTTGCCGAGCCGGTCGCGCCTTCAGTTGCGCTTCGCCCGCTCAAGTTTGGTTCAGGCGGTCGCGGCTCATGGATGGGTGGCTAAATTGATGGGCTCGCATGGCTAAGGCCACCAAGGATCAGAAAGAGCGGGATATCCTCGCTCAAGCCCGTGAGGACTGGGACGCGGCACAGGAGCGTGAGCAAGACAATATCCGGCTGGCCTATGAGGATTTGGAGTTCCTGGCGGGCGACAACTATAGCCAATGGCCTGCCGAACAGCGCAAGAAACGAGAGGAAGATTTCAGGCCAGTTCTGCAGATCAATGAACTGCCGCAATTCGTCCATCAGATCACTGGCGACATTCGCCAGATGCGGCCGGCCATCAAGGTTGTGCCGGTTGATAGCGGCGCCGACGAAAAGATTGCGTCGCTCCGAAGCGGGCTGATCCGCTACATTGAAAACCGTTCGGATGCCTCTGCCATCTATTTCAGGGGTGCCGATTCTCAGGTCGCGTGCGGCATTGGGCATTGGAAGGTCGCGACCGAATACGCCGATCGAACGACGTTCAACCAGGAGGTCAGGATCGTCCCGATTGAGGACGGCGTTGCTGTTCTCTGGGACCCGGATGCAACGCTCCCCACCAAGGAGGATGCGCGGTTCTGCTTTGAGCCGGTCGATATGAGCCGGAAGGCATTCGAGAAGGCTTATCCCGATGTTGTTCCGTCAGACTTTGACGACTCGTCATGGGTGCCTAATTCGGAATGGTGCACCGACGATTATGTGCGTGTCGCAGCGTATTGGGTCAAGGAGGCTGACAAGAAACTGCTGGCTCTTTCACTCGACGGGGCAATCGCTGACATAACGGACGCTGACGAGTCGGTCATCGCTTTCCATATGTCTCGACGAGGCGATCGGGTTGAGGAGCGGGATAGCTACAAAGTTTCGCGCTATCTGATCACGGCTTCGAACGTGCTGGAATGGCCTGATAACTACCCCGGCGCCTATATCCCGATCATTCCGGTTGTCGGGATGGAAACCCGCATCGGCCGCAAGATCATCCGCCAAGGCATCGTCCGCAACGCCAAGGACGCGCAGCGGATGTCCAACTACTTCCACTCGGCGCATACCGAAGTGGTGGCGCTGCAGCCGAAGTCGCCGTTTATCGGCACGGAACTGAACTTCGCGAAGTATCAGGCGCAGTGGTCGCAGGCCAACGTGCAGAATCAGCCGTTCTTGGCGTATATGCCAGACCAGCAGAACGGCGGCGCGCCTCCGCAGCGTGTCCAACCTCCGGTGTCGTCTCAGGGCATCCTCGACGGCCTTACGATGTCGCGGCAGGACTTGCGATCGGTTATTGGCATTTACGACGCTGGCTTAGGTGAGAAGTCCAACGAGACGAGCGGCAGGGCGATCATTGCAAGGCAGCGTGAGGGCGACGTTGGTTCGTTCCTTTACATCGACAACTTCACCCGCGCGGTTCGTCATACCGGCGCGATCATCAACGACCTGATCCCGTATTATTACGACACCGAGCGCACCATTCGGATCATGGGCGAGGATGGCAAAATCGATATCATCGATATTAACAAAGCTAAAGGTCTGGACCAGACCGGCCAGACTGTATTCGAGCACGACATTACGCAGGGCGCTTATGACGTGGTTGCTACGGTCGGGCCGAGCTACACGACCAAGCGAGAAGAAGCCCGCGAGGCCATGATCGAGTTCGTGCGTGCCGCCCCAGAGGCCGGCGCGCTGATCATTGACCTTCTGGCGAAGTCGCATGACTTCCCGATGGCTGACGATATTGCGAAGCGTTTGAGGGCAAACTTGCCCCCGCAAATCCTCGCAATGGAGGAAGCCGAAAAGCAGGGCATGGACCCAGAGGAAGCGCGCAAGCAAGTTCAAGAGCAGATGCAGCCGCCGCCCGATCCTCAGATGCTTAAGGTCCAGGCTGACGCTGAGGCTAATGCGCAGCGTCTGGCCTTTGAGCGGGAATCCAAGGCGATCGAGGCCGAGCAGGAACAGGCGCGAATGCAGCAAGAGGCTGCGTTCAAGTCGGCCGAGCTTGAGCAGCAGGCGCGGATTGCACAGATGGAATTGGCGTCTCGCATTGAACTGGAGCGCGAGAAGATCGCCAGCGCCGAGCGGATCGCGATGCGCAAGGCCCAAATGGATGCTGAGGCGAAAGAGCGGGATGCGCAGATGCGCGCCGCTGTAGCCAAGTATCAGACCGACAACAAGCCCGAGCCACGGGCGCAGTAATCCGGCCCTAGAGCCGTATCCCAACCGCCTCCGGGCGGCTTTTTCAATTGAGGAACCATGCACGAAGAAAACGGGGCAGCCGCCCCAGTAGACGAGCAGGCCGCAGTCAGCGCGCCAGCCGAAAGCAAACCGGCAACTCAGCCGAACGAGCAGCCCCAAGCGGAAGCCGGCGCTGAGAATGCAGAGACACCGAAGGCGGAAGCCGACGGGCAACAGCCTGCCGACGAGGACAAGCCGAAAAAGCCATCCCGATATGACCGCATGAAGCGGCGTATGCAGGCGATGGGGACAGAATTGGACAACCTGCGTGCTCAACTCGGCACCAGCCCCAAGCCTGTCGCGGACGATTCCCCGAAAGAGGCTGATTTCAACGGGGACTATTTCGCATATCAGGCCGCAAAGATTGCCCACGAAAACAGGCAAGCCTTGCGCGCCGAGTTTGAAGCCGAACGCAAAACCCGCGATCAGTCGCGGGCGGTCGAACTTCAACGCGAGATGGTCGAGGACTTTGAGGAGCGGGCCGAAGAATACCGCGCCAAGGTTCCAGACTTTGACGAGAAGGTGGAGAAGTTCGTCGCCAATGGCGGCAAACTCTCGCCGGTTCTGTCAGAGGAGTTGCAGCAGAGCGATCGGGGGCCGGAACTGGTCTACCAGATTGTCAATAACCCGCAGCTCGCAAATTCGTTGAATGCCATGTCGCCGCGTGAAGTCGCCCGAGAGGTCGGACGACTCGAAGCCAAGCTGTCTTTGCCGAACCCAAGAAAGCAAACATCGGCACCCCCGCCGCACACCCAGCTAAAAGGTGGCGCGGCTCCATCGCGGTCAGAAGCGGACCTCGCCAAAAGCGAGAACGTATCCGAGCTCATCAATCTCTGGCGCAGCAAGAAAAAGGGTGCCTAACCCCAAGAGGGTAGGCAATGGCTAACGTTACACTGACGCCGGACATCATCGCCGCGAAGGCGATCGATATCCTGGAAAACAATCTCGTTGTCGCGAAGAAGGTTTATCGCGGCTACGAATCCGAGTTCTCGAAGAAGGTCAACGGCTACAAGGTTGGCGAAACCGTTTCGATCCGCCGGCCGAACCAGTTCACCGTGCGTGAAGGCGCCGTCGCGCAGATGCAAGACGTTGTGGAAGGCACCACGTCTTTCACGGTCGATAAGCAACGCGGCGTGGACTTCGAGTTCTCGTCCGTCGATATGACCCTTGAAATCGAGGAGTTTGAGGATCGCATTCTCAAGGATGCGATGATCAAGCTTGCGAACAAGGTCGATACCGACGTGATGGCGCTCTACAAGGATGTCTGGAACTATGTCGGCCCGTCCTCGGGCGCGATCGACTCGTTCGCAGACTTCGCGTTGGCGCCGGAGCGGCTCGACCTCGGGTCAGTTCCCATGAATGACCGTGTTGCGATTATGTCGCCAACGGATCATTGGGCGCTCGCCGGTAGCCAGACCGCGTTGTTTGTCAACAGCATCGCGAATCCGGCCTATCGTGAAGGCTCGATCGGCAACATCGGCGGCATCGATACGTTCATGTCGCAGAACGTCCCGACCCATACCGCCGGCACCCGCGACAACTCGACACCGATGGTGAAGGGTACGCAATCCATGACCTGGGCGGCGTCGAAAGACACCGGCACCATGACGCTGGATACCGATGGCTGGGACACGGTGGTCACTCTCAAGGCTGGCGACGTGTTCACCATCGACGCGGTGTTCGCGGTCAATGCCGTGACCAAGGCCACGCTGCCGCATCTGCAGCAGTTCGTGGTTCGGTCGGACGTGACGGCGCATGTCACCACCACGTCGTCTACCACGCTGACCATCTCGCCTCCGATCATCACGTCGGGCGCGTTCCAGACCGTCTCTGCGGCGGCGCTGAACGATGCCACGATCTCGGTCATCGGCAACGCCAGCTCCAACATCCGACAGAACCTTGTGTTCCAAAAGAACGCATTCGGCCTGGTGGTGGTCCCGATGGAAAAGCCGGAAGGCGCGGTCAATGTGGTTCGAAAGTCCCACAAGGGTATCTCGGTTCGTATGATCCCGTACTATGACGGGACCAACGACATCAGCAAATGGCGTCTTGATCTCCTGTACGGCGTGAAGACGCTCGATGCGCGTCTCGCCACCCGTCTGGGTATCTCGGCTGCCGGCACGTAAGGAGAAACGAGAATGGCTACTTCGACTATTACCAACCTCGCGGCGGTTCGCGAACTGTCGGATGGGAACCCGGCGGGTACTCGTCTTGGTCAGTCTGCCACCGAACTGATCGGGTTTCACGGTGCCACGCCGTCCGATCAGCGCGCTGTTCTCACGCTTGCCACCAACGCAACGATTGCGACGATCCGCCTCGCGGTTATCGAAGTCGTTGCGCTCCTGAAAGAAAAGGGCCTGATGGCCTCCGCGTGAAGATCGAATGGGTTGCACAGCACAGCGTTCCGGCTGAAACGCTGTGGCGCAATGCTGCGCATTCAAAAACGCTCAGCCTCCCCATGCTCGGGGAGGCTCGGGCTCCTTACCTTGCCGTGGTCGGTGGCGGGCCTTCCGTTGCCGGTCACGTCGATGAAATAAGCCTGTCGCCGATCATCTGGTCGATTAACGGGGCCTACAAGTGGCTCCGCGACAAGGGCATCCTGTCGCTGTTCTATACGATCGACCCGCTGCCCGGTATTGCCAACCTTTGCAAACACGCCGACAGCGCCGTCATGGCGACATGGTGTGCGCCGGAAGCCTTTGCGGCGATGCCAGGGGCTCATATCGAACTGGTTGACCTTGAAGGCGGCTGTGGCCCGACTTCGGCGTCGAGTGCGCCGATCATCGCGGCTAGGGCCGGGTTTCGTAGGGTCAGCTTCTTTGGTTGCGAAGGCAGTTTCGGCGAAACGACGCACGCCTATGAAACGGGGCGCGGGGTGAACCTGTTGCGGGTTGTGTGCAACGGGCAAGAGTTTCTGACCAGCCCGCAGATGATGCAACAGACCGAATATCTCGCAGAGTTTATGCGAGCGGCGCCTGACGTGTTTGTTGACCGGTCTGGCGGGTTGTTGGCGGCGTGTATCGCCGACCCAGAGATTGATGTGACCGGAGCGAGCCGATCGATTTACGACGCGGCCATGAAGGGTGCTGCATGAAAAAGCCCAAGGGCATCCTGATCTGTGTCCCCGCATACGGGCAGACCATGTACGCCCAGACGGCAGAGTCTATCTACACGCTGGGAAAATTTCTGACGCAACAGGGCATCCGCAATTCCCTGATGTGGTATTCCGGCGCGGACATTGAGGAAATCCGCAACCTGTTTCTGACGGCCTGGTATGATGGAAGGCCCGAGTATTCGCACCTTCTATTCGTTGACTCGGATATGGGGTTCCCGCCCGAGCTGATCAAAGACATGATCTGGTTTAACAAGCCGCTGATGGGCGTTCTGTACGCCAAGCGGAAGGCCAAGCCCGGCATTGTCGGGATGCTCCCCGAGGGCCACGGCACCAAGGATATTTCCTACGGCTTCATGAAGTCCGAAGGGCTGGGGACTGGCGTGATGATGATCTCGCGCGAGGTCGTCAAGACCATGTTGGAGAAGCTCCCAAAACTGAGCAAGCCGATCCAGGCGTCGCTTGCTGAGGCCTCCGACATGAAGCTCACCCGTATCATCCACGCCTTCGACAAGATCAAGAACGACGAATATCAGCTTTCCGAGGATATGTCTTTCTGTCGAAGATGGGTTGCGTTGGGTGGCGAGATTTGGGGCAATGTGGCGCATCGCATCAGCCATGTCGGGCCGTTTGATTACGCAATCCGCTATCAAGGCATCATCGAAATGAACGAGGCCGTCAAAAAACAGCAAGAGGCGGCATGACCACGTACACAGAAGACGAATTTGCCGTCAGGGTACTCAAAGACCTCGGGTTGGTGGCGGCTGAGGAAACGGCATCTGCTGCCGATCTGGCTTGGTCGAAAGAGACTTCGCTGTCCGAAATTCTCATGCTGTCTTCGATCGGCTTGCCGATTTGGAACGGCAACGAACTATCCATTCCGCAAGAATACCTGACGATCCTTTCGCGCCGTGTTGGGCTTGCGGTTGGCCCAACGTATGGGCTTTTCGATATGCCATCGGCTCAGATGGCGATGCGGGAGGCTGAGCGGTACATGACCATTATGGCGGCGCCCCGATCGGTGCCGATGAATATGAAAACCGATCTGCCGGCGCGCGGCAGCGTCTTCAACTTTACGACCGGGTAGATGACCGCGCTCCCCGTAGCTTTC